GCCTCCGCAGCCGTAGGATAGAGCCGGGTCTTGAACGTGGTGGTCACGTCGCCAAGGTTGGCCTCATCCGGGATAAGGTCGGTCACGACAGCGAGGTTATCCCCGGACCCGATCTTGAATGGGCCCGTCTCGGCATAAACATTTCCGCCGCCATGGTTGAAGCCCGTCTCGTGGTCATACACAGATCCGTCCGCATCCGCCCACAGTGGGGTGCGGAACACGCCACGGTCAATGCCAGCCGTGCGGGACAAGTCGCCCATCAGCCAGTGGCCTTCCTTGTAGTCATAGGCGACGTATCGGTCGATCTCAGTGCTGCCCGCAGAACAGTAGAACCACCAGACCTCGCCATTCTGGCCATTCGATATGGCCCACGCCTTGCTGATCTGCGCCGTGTTGATGTCCAGAAACACCTTGTCCCAGACGTCGCACTTCAGTTCCTGCGCGCTGGATCCGTTATAGCCGAAGAAGCCATTTTGCCCCATCCAGAACACGCCAGCCGATGTGTCGATCACCGCCTTGCGCGCAACAAGTCCGCAGGAGGATCCGACGCGCTCAAACTGGTAGACGAAGGGCGGGCCGACGTAGACCGCGCGGTGCGCGTCCTGCTCAGTCAGGATCAGCGATTGCCCCTGCGTCCGCACGCCAGCCATGATCTGGCCTGACGTCTGGAGTTGGTTGTCGCCCGCTTGGTTGGTGCTGGCCGCCGCCCATAGCGTGTTGTCCTCAAAGTCCGACCACGCGACCTTGCGCGGATCACCGCCCGCGCCAAGGGCAAACACAAATCTCTCCTCGGTCACCAGCACGCCGAGGTTGTCAGTCGGGGCATTTGCAATGACCGCAGCGGGCGTGCCGGTGCTTAATTGCCACTCATATAACTTGCCGTCCGTGGACGAACACGCGACCAGATACTGGCCCCATGTGTCCATCGACCACGTAGTCGCCTCAGAATAGTTGCCGGTGTCTGCGCGCGCTTGGCCGTAGAACCCTGCGCCGTACAGCCCTCCGCCGTATCCCGTGTTGACCGCCGCGTCCTCAATGCCCGCCGTAAAGCCTGCTGGCGTGATGTCGTAGGTCGTGCCGTTGGGGATGCTGACGTGCAGCTTTTCAAACGTGCCCGCGGCGATCCACCGGGTCGCCGCATTGTCCTCCCACGCCAGCATGCCGCGCGGCGCTGCCGCGTAAACGACAGAGCCGAAGCGGTCAGCCCAGCCGCCGATGGGCCGCAGGGAGCCGTCACGCCACCGCACAAGGCTGCCCTCCCGCCACCGACCCTCGCTTTCGAGATCGGTGCCGTGGTAGCGAAACCCCGGAGGGGGAGAGAGTTGAACAAGGGGCATGTCAGGCCTTCCCACCCATTAGAACGGGCTTTCAGATGAACGGATCAGCGGAATTGCTGGGATGTATAATTCCGACGCACCTATCCCCGCACCGCTTATTCCAGAAACACCAAAGCCTGAGTTGCTGTGCATCCACTCAAAAACATCTCCGCTAGATACGGTACTGTCAAACGACCTAGCCGCAGACCCACTACCAGTGAGGTCGCCGTTTACGGTAAAGACAGAGGATATGGTTACGCCGTTCTTTCTAAGGTACATACGGCTTGTAGCACTGCCACCGTCTGAGCTGCCCGAGTACGAAGATGTCTGAGTGGCGTAAAACCGAAGAGAACCTGTGTATGCCTGACTGACTGTAAACGTGGCACCTACAACATAGGTAGACCCGGTAGTGCTGGTGGTACCCTTTACATACCCCAAGCCTAACGCTTCGGAACCGGCTCTTACTACGGTATCTGCCGCCGATACTGTGATCGTCGGCACGTCAGCGAGGGCTGCAAACGCCCGACCAAGAATGCGGGGCGCGCCCGTCCCACCTGTGGCAAACGCGTCGAGGTTCGCGTTTACAGACTGGTTTAGCCGCTCGCCTGACACCTGCCCAAACACCGTCGACGTGTCATCCTCGACCTGTGCCTGCGTCAGATCAACTGCTGTTGGGATGTTGTCAATCTGCGTCTGGATCGCGCTGGTGACGCCGCTCAAATAATTGATTTCGGCAGTGGTGGCGGTCACGCCGTCCAGAAGGTTCAACTCCGCAGCCGTCGACGTGATGTCGGCCAGCGTGACCGTCACGCCGTCCAGCAAATTCAATTCAGCCGTCGTTGACGTGATGCCGTCCAGCACCGCCAACTCCGCGCTGTCCAACGACCCCAGAAACGTGCCAAGCGCGTCCCAGTTGGCATTCAGCGTCGTGCCCCAAGTGTCCTCGGACCCGCCGACTGTCGGCTTCGTGTAAGTAAATGTGGTCATGCCGCGTCGCTCCAATTTTTATCTGTTTTGACCTTAACTGCCCAATCCCCGCCAGCAGCAGGTGCGTCCGTCCACACGTCAACTGGCCTTGTCGCATCTTCCCACTTATAGCGTGCAAAAGCAATAACAGCAGCATGTGCCGTCACGATCGCGCTTACGTTAACTGCGGAATTACCGCGCACACGCCCAGTCAACGCAAGGGCAGAATACGCACGACCAGACTTAGTCGCCAGCGCTGACGCCGTTATACTTGTTGCCAATGACGCAGACGCAGACGCAGCAGTAAACGAAACAGCTGACGCACTTGTCGCCAAAGCCGCCGACGTAGCCGCAGACGCGTCAAAAACATATGCGCTAGAACTACTTGTCGCCAAAGCGGCCGACGTTGATGCCGATGCAAGAATAGACGATAAAACATTTGCGGTTGCGGTTGCGGTTAACGCGGAGGCGGATACTGCCGCTCCTTGAACAGCTCTTTTAACAGACGCATTAAAATCGCACGCAGCCGACGTTGATGCCGATGCAAGAATTGCCGCACCGGCGGATACAGCCCCATCATCACCTAACGGAGCAGAGGCGAGAGGGGAAAATCCTAGCATGGGTTACTCCGGTTTTGTGGGCCAGATGACCGCGTAGGGGAAGCCCGCCTGGGCCGTCACGTCGCGCAGCGCCTGACGATACGCGGCCCACTCAGGTGTCATGGTGACATCACTCAGGGCCATCCAGTCGGTCTGGGACAGCAGGCTGTCGCGCTGTGACCTGATGTTGCGCCCCGCGTCCTCGGCGGACAGGTTGCTGACCTCCCACCCTTGGGTCCACGCGCCATTGACCTCGGTAATCGCAGTCGGCTTTAGCGTCTGAGTCATGTAGTCAATCGCAGGCTGATCCAGCACGGTGTAGGGGTAGACGCCCCATTCCGCCAACAGGACATCACTTGGCACTTTCGGGAAGGACGTATTCGGATTGTCACGGCGTAGTTGCCCGATTGAGTATGTCTCAATCTGGCCGTTTGTGATCTTCAGGTGTAACATTTATATTGTCCCTTACGGTTCCCAAGAGGCAATGGCTTTATTCCCGCCCTCGCTTATTCCTGAGAAGTTAAATGTCGTAGGCACTGCCGTTTCTGTCGGAAGTGCAATCCAAGTGTAACCAAATCTTGACGAACCCCCAGAAATAATGGGTCCGTATGTTGTTACGGCTCCAGCGGCGTCCATTGTTACACCATCCATAGTACTGTCTGATCTGAGGCTCACTGCCCCAATAGTAATTCCACCTGCATAAACAGATATGTCTGTAGCCGAAAACGAAGTATCATTATCAACTGTCGCGCTTGGTGTCGGTGTATCTGTGTAAATAGCGTACCAGTGAAAACCGAAAGAATTTCCGCCCGCGTCAGATGCAACAATGTCACCAGATGTACCAGAAACTGAAACCGCCCAAACATGTCCAAAATTACTAAAAGTTCCCACACCAGCGACCCTAGTAGCGGATACGCCACTAACAGTCACGGATTGCGGGTCATTACCAAAAGAACCTGCTATGGCTACAACAATCAACCTGTTCGCTGTGTCTTGGCCTAAATCCGCAGAAGTTACTGTTATGGCATTACCAGATGAGGCATTGTCCCCACAATAACCAAGGTATGTAGATGCAGCCACGCCAGCAGCACCGCCAGCACCGATAATCTTAGACCACAGCATTACGAACCACCCCCTACAAGTGCGCCATAGAGCGTTGTGGATACCTTCCACAGTGCAATGACTGTAGGGACATCAGTAGCCAGTGTAGGGACTGCACCAGCGTTGTTTACCCATGTCGTTGTGGGCCATGTGATCGTGTAGGCAGTCCCATCGTCAATAATGAGCGTGATAGCTTCCCCAGCGGCAATGTTGTCAGTCAGCGACGTGATGGAGCCTGTCAGAGTAACCGTTTGGATAGAGCCATTGGCAGGTTCTAATTCCGTAGTCACAGCGCCAGTAGTTGCAGTCCAAGCGTAGACTTCTTCGACAACGGTGCCTTCAAGGATTGGCGCTACCAAGGTCTTGTTGGTAAGTGTAAACACACCATCGGCAGTAACCTCACCGGGTTCGCCTTGTGGGCCTTGGGGGCCTGTCTCGCCTTGGATACCTTGAATACCCTGTGGACCTTGAATACCACCGTAGCCCAAAGACGCCCAAGCGGTCGTACCGTCTCCAACCTTAAATTGGTCAGTGTCAGTCTCAAGGCCGAACTCCCCCGATGCAAGAGTAGGATTGGCGCTAGTCCAGTTGGCAGCCGTGTCACGGCGAAGTTGGATTTGGTCAGCCATTATGCTGTTCCCCCGTCAATAGATTGTGCCGCGATGTAGACCGTACTTGCAGAACCACCGTCGATGCTTTGGGTGAAGTCGTCAGCTACAGCAGAAACGAACACCACCGCACTGCCAGTAAGGTTTAGCAGAGACCCCGTAGAACTTTCACCCAACACCCGCGTCAAGGTTCCAGCGGAGTAAGTGCCTGTGCCGATCTCCCATGCCGTACCGTCCTCGATGACGTAGCGCACCACGTCAGTGTCAACCACACCAGCATCAGCAAAGGATTGATAGCCACTCTCGGCAGTGCCAAGGGTAATTGTACCAGTGCCAGTCGTGGCCGTGGTCATCTTGGCTCTGTTGACGAGAGTTACCATTCAAAGAACCTTAATCAAGCGTTACGTCAACGTCACCAGCGGGGAACCGCAGGATGTCGCCCGTATCAATGGCCTTGGAAACCGTCAACGCAGCGTAAGCAATTTGAGCGCCGCCAGATGCAGCGTCAAAAATTGCAACATGGCTGATAGTCCCCCAAGATCCCGTCGCCGCGTCAAACTCAACCGCGCCGCCGTTTGTGGCCGTATCGACAGACACAGTAAACGTCACAGCCTTGCGGGCGTATCCGTTGCCGCTGATCTCTGTGCCGCCAGTCTCGCCGGGGTTGGATGTGAATAAACCAAGGTACCACGACGTCGGACGGGTGACTGCGTCTGCATTAAACGCCCATTTTAAGACATTGGTTTCGTATGTGTTTGAAAAGCTCATCAGTAGCTCCTTATCTTCAAACGAAGGCCGGAACCTCCAAATTTAGCTTTATCAGTTTCAAGAACTAAACCGGCGATGGCTTCTTCATAAAGCCCCTTCCAAATGCCGATGCGCTCGTCATCCTTCAAGTATGGTGCAGTTCGAAGCAAAGCGCCGTACAAGTAAACATCTGGGCTGTGCGTCAAGAGCCAGTTATCCGCGCTAGCGTCGCCCAAAGCATCAATGCGGCCATAATAAGCCATCTCAAGCGTGAGCGTGCCGGCTGGGCTTGGGTAAACCTCAATCTCGCCAGACGTAATCGCATAATATTGCGGCGTGCCGGAACTATTGTTGCTGCCGCCGCGCAGTGATAACATTTCAGCCTGACCGACTGGCTCAAGCTCCGCAAATTTGCTGCTCGTGATGCTTAACCGAATAGGCGAAATAAAGTCGGCGGGCAGCGCAGAATACTGGCTATCAAGCTCAGTGTCCGCTCGCTTCTCCATGCGCCAGTGACGCACGCGCCGATTGATGTCAGCCTCTGCCAAACTGATGAACGTCGGGATCACCGCCGTCAGGTCGTCGCGCAGCAGCCAGTCGGCAATCGCGGCCTTCAACTCGGTGTAGGTCGAGATGCTCATTTCTTGCCCTTCATGCACCGGCCAGCCGCAGCGCAGCGACGTGGTGTCGGGCATCCCACGCATGGCTTGAATTTAGGTGGCTTCATTTCTTCTTGCCCTTCTTGGCTTTTCTCAGAGCGATGGCGACGGCCTGCGTCTTTGGCTTACCGGCCTGCATCTCGCGCCGAATATTAGCAGAGATGGCCTTTTTTGACGAACCCTTTTTGAGTGGCATGAGTGCTACCTCCCTTGTGGCGGTATAATGGAGAGCAAACCCAGATTCTTTCGCTGCAGAGGCGTTAAGTTTCTCAGCGTTTCGGCAGCACCTCGTAGGCGATGGGGCTGGTATGCTCCACCACCAGATCGTGCTGGCCCAGTATCTCCGCGTCCGATATCTGGCTTTCCGGCTTTTCCTTCAACAGCCGAAAGTACGCCTGACTGAGGAGTTTGTTCTGCCGTTGGGATAAAGCCGAGGTCTTCTTTGGGCCCAAAACCCTCGAAATCCGGTTCAAAAACTTTTGTTCCTGCGTTTGCTCTGTCTGCATCGGTCCCGCTCCACTTCATTAAAACCACGTCGGGGAAGCCCTTGCTTTCATCCCAACCTTCTGACCGCCATTGACGG